AGATGATTTTTCGCCAACATCTCTAAATAGCCTCTGCTAATCTCAATAGGTTTAGTGTTGATTAATAAGGGATTGCCTGAAACTTCATTTGGAAAAGTAATGTTTACTCCCTGTAATTCTGAATTTTCATTATTTAATGCGAATGATATATTAAGAGAATCTACATTCTCTTTTATTGCAGGAGTGTAAATCATCATATCTTTACTAATGCCATATTCATAGCTCTGCTTTGACGTTTGATAAGACAAAAAACTAACCACTAAAGCTATAATAGATATAATGATGGGTAATACAGTTGAGATAAATTTAAATTCGTTCTTCATAAAATATTTTTCGCAAAGATACAAATTGTCAATCACTTATAATACTGATTTCTACCAAATTCTTCTGGCACATCATCTTTCGGCAACTCATAACGATTTTCAATCCGACTGGATAGAATTTTCATATCCTCATTAACCTTTTGGTTGGTGATTTTGGCATAAATTTGAGTAGTCTGAACCGAGCGATGCCCCATCATTTTACAGAGTGTTTCAATTGGAACGCCCTGTGATATACACACTTGGGTGGCGTACGTATGTCTCCCCATATGATAGCAAAGTCGGCTCTCAATACCGCATTTTTGAGCAATAATTTTCAGATTTTCATCAATGGTTTTCAACGTCTTTAACTTAAATATCTTATCATCTGTCCGTTCGTGTTTATACTTCTCCATTATTTGAATAGGGACACTTAGCAACCTGATTCTACACTCACTTTTAGTTTTCTGTCGTTCAATCCTTATCCACATGATACCGTTATCATCCTTTGTAATATGCTTCTCTGAAAGGTTGCAAACATCCGCATACGCCATCCCTGAAAAGCAAGCAAATAGAAACATATCTCGACACCGTTCAAGATGTTTTTCGGTTATGGGAGTGGTGAGCAACTTTTGAAATTCGTCCATTGTCAAGTGCCTACGCTGTTTTAATGGTTTTTCTGCAACATAGTTTACAAACGGATCACGCTTGATAATATCTTGGCTAATGGCTCTACGAACCATTTTCCGAAGTGGGATAGTATGATTCAAGACCGTATTACCGTTCATGCGCTTATCTACCCTCAAATGAAAATCGTAAGCATCAATAAAGCTGTGGGTAAGCTGATTCAGTGCAATATCTTTCACATGGAATCGCACCCATAAGAAATTTTCCAGCACCCTGTAAGAGTGCAGATATTGTTCGTAGGTGTCCTTTACACGGTTTACACCCACCCGAAGTTTAAATTCTTCGTTGTGTTCTCTGAATAGTTCCAGTAGTCCAGTAGCCTTTTTGCCGATACCATTTAGAGCATTTTTAACCGCTTCGGCAGTAACATACCCATCTTCCAATACCAAATGGTCGTAATGGCTTTGTATTTCCTGTTCCAATTTATCAAGAGTGCGGTTTATTTTGGTAACTTCTTTACCCTTTCCAATAGCCCGTCCAATTTGTGCATCCCACATTTCGGGGTTTACATCCATCTTGGTACTGAAACGGGCTATTTGCGTATCTATGGTGATACGCCCAGTAATAATACATAGCCCTTTACTCTTTTTCTTTGCTTTCGACTTATCAATATAGAACAGTACGGCAAACGTACTTCTTGTTTTTATCTTCATTGTCATAATGTTATGCGTTTATAATACTACTTGAAACTTATCCTCAATACGAGATTCTGCCCTTTGCATATCTTCGGCTATCTTGTGTTCCGTAATTTTGGCGTATATCTGCGTGGAACGTAAATCACGATGTCCCAACATTCGGCTAACGCTTTCGATGGGTACACCTTGTGATAGGCAAATTTCGGTTGCATACGTATGTCTCCCGGCATGATAGATTAGCTTTCGGTCTATTTTACAGATAGTTGCGATTACTTTCAGGTTCTTATTCAACCTGCCACAACTAAGCATCGGAAGCAATTTACCATCTTTGGCAGCACCTTTGTATTTCTCAATAATCTGTTTGGGTAACCCCAACAGAGGAATATCACAAGGCGTTCCAGTCTTTTGTCGGGTTGTTCTAATCCACAGTACACCATCATCGGCTCTGACTATGTGCTTTGGGGTGAGGTTGCAGACATCCCGATACGCCAAGCCCGTAAACACGGAGAATAAAAACATATCACGGGTAAGGTATCGGGACGGATGGTCTAAGCGTGTTTTCATCAAACGGTCGAGTTCTTCCCGTGTGAGATACTTTTGTTCTGCTTTCGGGCGTTCAGGTGCATAACCATCAAAAGGATCACGATAGATAATACCCTCTGCAATCGCTAACTTAATCATTTTCCGAACATGGCGAACAATACCGAGAATTGTATTTGATTTTAGTTTGAGTTCTACCCGTAGGTAAAAATCGTAGGCTTCGATGAATGATAAATCCAGTTTAGTAAATGGAACATCGGAAACATTGTATTTCTTGCGGAGAAAGCGGATAAGATGATTCAGAGATATTTCGTACTGTTCGGCTGTACTCTTTTCCCGATTGACACCTACACGTTTGAAAAACTCTTGATTGTGGTTCTGATAATACTTAACCAAAGTGTGTTGAGCCGAAGCCACACCCTGAAAGGCATTCTTTACCTCGTTGGCAGTTGCCGAACCATTCAACTGAACCAACTTTTGATAGTGTGAGTTAATCGAAACGCTCAACTTATCCAATGCCCGATTAACAGCTACTACCGTTGCACTTTTCCCCGACATACGGTTTGCCCGTGTATCCCAAAGGGATACAGTAGCGGTCTGTTTGGTACTGAACTGTGCCATCGTTTTTCCGATGGAGATACGCCCCATAATTGGGCAAGTGCCATCGGCTTTTACTTCTGTTTTCTTGATGTAGAAAAGCAGTTTGAAATCTGTTGCCATACTCTGTTACTTTAAAGTGATAAAATTACTTCTAACAGAGCTATTTAAGCGAATGGAAACCACAGACGAACAACGCCTTAATCAGCTAACAGAAGACAGTCACCAAAGAAAACCGTTTTTATTGGCTGAACCCGCGTAAAATTCAGTGTTTTACCTCATTTTTCTGTTTTAAAAACAGGGAACGGATAAGTAACTGAACCTTTTCCCAAATCTGCTTTTTATTGCATTTCAGGGGTTAGACAGCTAAAGCCACTATAAGACACAAATAATTGTATCAGTGCGAATTATGTTCAATTTCTAATTTCCGCTTTTTAGGTTTACTGTTTCGCCACTACTATTACCTTGTCTCATGGCATACCGATTGAAACCGTATCGAAAATGCTTGGACATACCAGTATCAAGACGACTCAAATCTACGCTAAGATTTTGGATACGAAGGTTATGGACGACATGGCAGCCCTCAAAGAAATGTACGCCCGGAAAGAATCACAAGAATCACCCAGCAATAAAGCAGCAAACGAATGAAAACAACCGCAACCCTCATCCAGCAAGCCCTCGAACAAAAAGCAATCGACAGCATGATAGCATACGAACGGAACCTCATCTCCGAACAGAAGATGGGGAAAGCGCTCAATGACGCACTGCAGCACTATAGCAACGTCGAAGGACACCGCAGCATTGTCCTCAAAGGATGGATTATAAAAACGATCTACGCCCTGAAAAGCAACCAACTGAATGATCTCGACCGAATAGCTTTCAAATACATAAAAAATGAATATTAATCCCTATAAAGAAGTAGAACAATGAAAACAAAGAACAATAACATGAAAATCATGAAAACCGAAAGTACAGCCAATGAACAGGAACGGAAAGAAGCGAAGTACAAGCCCGTTACCCCCGTCATACTCGACAATGTCTCCGAAGACGTGACATTTATTCGCTCTGCAGATGTGTGTAAGCTACTCAACGTCAGCAATTCAACATTGAGAAACCTGCGCGCAGCGCAGGCTATTCCCTTCTACAAGCTGGGCGGAACGTTCCTTTACAACAAAGAAGAAATCATGAATTATCTGGCATCCAATTACAGCAAAAGAATATGAGCAAGAACGGTTTTTCATACTACAAAGCGGAGACAGACCGCTTTCAGGACATTAAGATAAAGCGTCTGAAGAAGAAATACGGATGCGACGGATACGCTGTCTACCAATACGCGCTGAACGAAATCTACCGGGTGGAAGGCGCATATATCCGCTGGACGGAAGACCAGCTCTTTGACTGTGCCGACTATTGGGACATGAACGAAGCACGGGTGAAGGAGATCATCGGTTACTGTGCCGAAGTATGCCTGTTCGACCCCGTGATGTGGAAGACGCAATGCATACTGACCTCACGTGCCATTCAAAGCCGATATCTCGATATCTGCAAGATCAGCAAGAAGAAATCATACATACCGCTCGAAATCCTGCTTGTAGAACCGGAACAGCCGATGAGGGAGCCTGTAGCGATGCCACTCTTCGAAGGCGGGGCCGGGGCGGCGGAACACGATACACCGAATCAGGCAACATTGGCCGAACAAAAATTCCGGAGTACTCCGGAAACTTTCCAGAATACTCCGGAAAGTTCCGGAAACATTCCGGAAAAAACAGACAAAGAAAAGAAAATAAAAGAAAAACAAAGAAAATCCTCCTCTACTCCCCCGCAGCCTTCCGGAGCGCTTACGGAGGAGGAAGCGAGAGTTTTACTTTCTTCTACCGTATTGGGTGAGGACCGTAGCTCCAAACCGGATATCGCCAGGCATCAACCGTCACAGGCGGATGTGAAGGCGGATGTGAAGGCGGAGGAAGAGAAACAGCGCAATCCGCAGGGGCTGATAAACACGCTGCGTCCCTACAATCTGTCGCAAAGAGAGCTGGAGGAGGTACTGCAGCTCTCACGGCATGGAGAAATCGGAAATCCTGTCTGGTCTATTCTTGCCGAAATGCACGGAAACAAACGTCTCAAAATGCCGCGTCTATTCCTGTTGAAGCGACTGCGGGATGCAATGGGACTAGTGGCCGGAGGAAGCCCGGGCGGTAAAGCGAAAGAAGCCTCCTGATTGATCACTCAAAAGAACGAAAAACAATGAACGAAAATACAACAAAAGAAACGCTGTACTATCCCCGCAAAATGCGTATAGGATGGTGCGTGGCCCATGAAGTGACAGCCGCAGGCGTCAAGATCGAGCGTTACGGAATCAAGTGCCGGACGTATGCCGAAGCATTCGACAGGGCGGCGAAACTGAATAATGAAAATCGGGCCGGCAAAGCGGCTGTTAATGAATCGGCAAGTGAAGGAGGCGGGCAATTATGAGCGAAAAAGTGAGCATCCTCACGCTACGGCTGACAGCCGAAGAGGCCGCACAGATGGAAGTGCTCAAATCCATCACCGGAAAGAAAAGCGGCAGTGAAGCGATAAAGTATATCGTGAAGGAATACCCCCGATTCTGTGCCCACTACAAGCAGGAGGCACGGGAGAAGGGAGAATTGCAACGCAAGTACCAGGATCAGAAAATCGCTGTGGGAGATTTCCTCAAAGCATTCGAAAGATTGCAGCAGACGATGGAGGATGACCGGAAGTAGAGCATCCTGCCGATGTCAGTCGGAAAGGTGATAGCAGATTTCTCCGGAAGAAGATCTCGATCTGAATAAATGTGATAGCAGATTGTTTGTCCAGGAACAGCTGCCGGCGAAAGATCTGCTATCATAACGAGTGAGATATCGGGATGATCAGGTGTAGATCCTGCCAGGTGTGTGATAGCAATCCGGCAATCCGGGCCACAAGCGACAGCCTATGCGATGGTAGCCCATGCGGTGTGTACTCAGTCGTTTTCAATGCCCGGTGCGGTTTCGCTCTGCCCGGCACTTGTTGCCGGGACAAGGCTCAATCCGCTACCTTCCTGCGTCTGAACGACAGGAAACAGGCAGTCGGTCCGAAGTGCAGCCATGCGGTACGGGGTTCCCGTGTTTATCGCAAACGCATTTGTTCTACGGAAGTCAGCGCCCTTCGCCGTCCTCCGGGCGCGTGCGGTCGTGATGCTGCGTGCGCGGGGTGCTTCCGGTGTTTCTGTCCTGCTGCAGCTTTTGCGCGGAAAATCCATAATAGGCAATTATGTTTAATAAG